GTTAGCAGGTGAAGCAAGAGCCAAACAAGCATCACAAAGGATTCAAGCAGACTTTCAAAGAAGGGCTAAAGCAGGAGCAAAAGCAAATAGAAAACCATTAGTAACTAGTGTTCCTCAAGGAACAATAAATCCTGATGCTCCTTTAGAAGCGGCAGGTAGAGCAGTTCTAAGTGGTGGTAAAAAGATTTTAGGTGGTGGTAAACAACTTGCAAGTGGAGCAATGGCAGCAGGAGCAGATACCGCAACAAGTAGAGAATTAGTACAAGGAGCAAAAAATATTAAACAGGGTTTAAAAGAAGAAAAAGATACATTAATAGGAGCAGGAAAGAATGTTTTAGATGCAGGAAAAAAAGTTTTTCAAACAGGCCAACAAGCCATAGCAAATCCAAAGGGAGCAGTAAGGGAAGCAAAGAAAAATTTGCGAGCAATGGGGGCTGAGACTAAAGAAAGTTGGAAAGATGCAGTTAAAAGAAGAAATGAAAGAGTATATGGTGGATATGAAAATCCACAACAACAGAAAGAGGCGGAAGAAAAAGAACGTATTGCAGAGAGACAAAAAAAGATTGCAGAGAGAGTTAAGTTCCGACAAGAACAACAAGCAATTGGAGCAAATAAACCTCGTCAATATACAGACCCCGAAACAAGTGAAGTAAAAGATATGGAAAGGGGTTATGCTGATACGGCTATAGAAGAATATGATGTATCAGATGAAGGCGAAATAAAATTTCAAACATTTAAAGATGCCTTTATGCGAGAAAATGTTAGTCCAATGAAATATAAAAATGAACAAGGTTACAGAACTAAAATAAATAATATTTTGAGAGATAGATATAAACTAGATGTGTCAGATAATTTACCCAAAGAAATGATTGCAGAAATATTAGACGATTTAGAACAACCAACTCTAAGGGGAGAAAAAGTAGAACCAAGACTTCTTACAGAAGAAGAAAGAGTTGAAGCGTTCAAAAGACAGAAAGAAGGGCGTGGCTTAACAGGTGCATATTTAGCAGGACGAGAAGACGAAGTCGAAGACAAAGACGAAGAAAAGAAAATGGATTTACAAAAACAAGATAGAAGAGATGACCCTGCACTATGGGAAAGTTGGGATGGTGGACTAATTTGATTACTAGAAAGAGATGTCCTTTGTGTACTCACGAAGATAGAAGTCAACTTGAAGCAGACTTAGAATCAATGAGTTATACTACTGATGCGTTAGACCAACAAATGAATTGGCCTAGTGGAACTAGTTCAAGACATCAAAGAAATCATATGGGCAATTATACTAATTCATCAAACCCAAGATGTAAATTATGTGTTAATCCGATTCGGAACGAATTGGAGGAACAACTTCACGATGGTAATATGACACCCGCAGGTGCGGCTAATATTGTTGGTTGTTCTGAAGACCAAGTTGTTAGACATATGAAAAGTCATCTTCAACCATTAGTTCAAGAATCTGCTGCTCAATTAATTGCTAAAAAAGAAGTTGATGAAATAGATACTCTTAGTAATAATATTTCTAGACTTGAAAGTAGGATTGATATGTTGTTTAATGAAGAAGGAACAGACCCTAAGTATATTGATTCGTTAACTAAGTTAGCAAAAGAAATTCGTGAGAGTTTAAAATATCTCATGGAGTTTAAGGGTAAGTTAGTTCACAAGAGACAAGACACAATTATAGTTCATCAGATGCAGATTGTAAAAGAAGTTCTTGCACAGAACCATCCTGAAGTTTGGTTGGATGTTAGAAATAAAATGCAGGAGAAGTTACAATGAATTGGTTTAGTGTTCTGAAAGAAGATGATGATGATGGTCCATACTCTATTGAAAAAACGCCGGAAAAGGTTAAGGCAGCACTAGACAAGAAGAATGAATTTAAAAGAAAGAAGGAAGAAGTTATACAAGAATATCTTAACTATGTGGACACCTTTGGAGTAGGAGAAAATAGAAAATTAACATCAGTAGGCCAATTAGGTACAATCAATCAAGAAGGTAGGATATTTAGAAAAGTCTATGAAAAGGCTTTAAAAGATATAGGAATTCTTGGACATGATAAAATAAAAATAGATTATACAAATTATGAACAGTTTGATGTTGATAGAAAAATAAGTGATTTGAGAAATGCTCTTGAAAATGCAAAGGAATTTTATAAAGATGATATTAAGGATTTCTATCGTACTAGAATAAAAGAAAGGAATTTGTATAAAATGAGTTGGTTTTCGGCAATAGGTGATTTACAATGAGTTGGGAATCTGTATTAAAAAACGAAGATGAGAAAACAACTCAATCTAAGTTACCTAAAGAATTAATTCCTGAAGGTGCTACTGTTGCTACAAGACCTATAGAAGAATGGTTCAAAGGAAAACCAAAGAAAACTAAACCTGTAGATAATACAAAAGGTACAACACAAACATCATTAGGAGATTTTGAAAAGGCAGAAAAACCTCCTGCTAAATATTGGGATAAGCAGATTAACATTCTAATGTTGTCAGATAATAAAGCAGGTATTGAAAAACTTATTCAAGGTGTTAAAGATAATAGTACAGATAACAAAGGATACACATATGATAGGGTACAAATATTAAGGGCAGCAAATCGTCAAATGAAAGAAGCCGGAGATGAAAATGAAAAAGAACTTATTCAAATGATACTAGATGGTATTCCTAAAGCACTAAGAGATACACAATCTATAGATGAAAGACCTCTTATGAAAAATAAGATTCAATTAATATTAGATGGTAAACATGATGAAGCATTAGAATATTTTGATGCTAACGAAAGAAGACGAAGAGAACTTAAGGTATGGGATGAAAAGAACGAAAATAAATTATCTGAATATTTAAAAGATAAACCGGAACTTGCTGCACAATTAAAATTTAAACTTCCACAAGAGGAAGAAGATTTGAAAGTTAAAGTAGATGAAAGTAAATTAACTCCTGAATTTTTAGTAGAATATTTACAGATGTTGTACAATGTAGGAAACATGATGAAACCTCCTTATGTTCCAAAACAATTTGTAAAGATGTTAGGTAGAAGAGTAAATCCTTCTTTAGAATGGATTATGGAAAATCCTAATTTTGAACCATCTAAGTTCCCAAAAAAAGGAACAGTAAAACAAAGCAGCCAACAAGAAGCCGTATATGAAATGTTAAGAAACAATCTATTTGTAGATGAAGACGCAGAAATTATACCAAAAACAGGAGAAAATGTTTCTGAAGTTATACAAAACTTATGGGATGATTCAAAGGGCAACATTAAAGATTTTAGAAGATTAATGAAAGATAATCCTAACAGTTTTTCTTTAGAAAATGAATTTTCTTCTAGAGTTAGTGGGAAAGAAAATATAGATTATAGTATTCCTAAAGCAGACCATGATGCTCTTATGGCTGCAAAGAATAAAAAATTAAATGAAAAACAATTAAAAATATTAGAAAAATATTTTACTGATATAGATGAAGACGAAGTAATTGATTTTTATGAACAATATGAAAAAGAAATAAATCGTATGAAAGATAATAGAAGTGGAGGAATGAGAGCAGCATCCAAGGAAGATGGTAAAAAATTAATTAGATTATTTGGTCAACATGGAGAGGCTAAAATCTTTTCAACTGATACTATTGATACAGATGAAGATGCCTTAGAAGAATATTTAGCCTTAGCAAGAAAAACTGATGGTGCTAATATGTTTAGATTGGATGAAGTTTCAACTCAATCTGCAACATTGCCAAGTGTTATGCGAGTTTTAGGTAGGTTATCTATGTTAACTGTAGGCGGAGCAAATAGTTTACCAAGATTAGTTAAAAGATATGGTAAACAAGCATCCGAAGAAAATGAAAAAGATTTGAGAGAAGCATTGTCGCAATCAAATTATGATAAATTAAGAGAGTCTTTTTTTGATGCGTTAAGGAAAACTATTGTAGACTATATGGGTAGTGGCGACAAAAGTATACTACATGGTATGAAAAAGATAGAACCTTATAATTGGGTAAAAGCGAGGGTAGCAGATGGTAACTAAAATAGAAGATATGAGTCAAATAGATAAACAAGAAGCATTTTCTATTTTACTGACAGAAGGTCTAGTCGGACTTAAAAAATATCTAGAAGATAAAACTAACATTGAACAAGAAGATATTAGGTCTGCTGCTAGTACACTTAGAAAACAATTCTCAAAAGAAATGTTATTTAATTTCCTAGTAGAGAATTCCTCTAGTTCTAAAGAAGACGAAAATGTTTTACTTAGAAAAACCAAAAAGGGTTATGTACTTCAACAATCTTTTTTAGAATCTGCATTAGAAGGTGAACCACAACAGATGTTAAACAATTATTTTCGAGAAAAATATCAAGGTTTTGCTGCCATTAAATCAATGGGTAGCAGACCTGATGAAATGAAAAGTAAAATGATACGATATGTGATTTCACAGTTGGTAGGAAAAGAAGCATTTGGTCAACAAAAAGTCGAAACACTTTCTGAAGTAGAAACTCAGGATAAAGAGGAAAGTATTGAAAGAGGAGAATCAAAATTAATTAATGATGTTCTTAGTAATTTTAAAATGAAAGGTAAATCTACAAGATATAATTTGAATAATGCTGAGAATGCTCCTAGTCGAGGTGTTAGTTGGGCTGCATCAAAATTTTCTGAAAGAGAATTAAAGGAATGGCAACGCACCTTAGAGAGTGTTCCTACTCAAAATATGCGAAGATTAGTAGAACCATTTTTGAATATAATAGAAAGTAGATTAACAACAGAAAGTAGTATTATGTTTGAAGGTATAGAATTAGATGCAGATATGTTAATTGGAAAATTAGATTTAAAATATTTAACAAGAAGAGAAGAAATTTACAAATATTGGAAAAACATTGATACAAAATATGAAGATGTTCAAAGAACTGTAGAAGAATTTGCAAGGGGATTGAAAGAAATAAAAACTGATAATAAAAAATTACAAGAGGTTATTGATGAATTTAATACTGTTGCAGAAGAACTATCTTCAAATGAAAATGATTACAAGTATATTATAGAATATGATGGAAAACCTATGAAAGATTGGGTAAAAGGTAGAGATAAAGTTCAAGTTTTGTTTGAAACATTTTTAGATAGTTTAGATGAAAAGGGAGCAAATGTGGATATTGATAGAACAAGAGAAAAACTAATTGAAGAATTAGGAATTGATTCCGATATTTCTGACGAAGACTTAGGACTTGAAGGTCGTGGACTTGCTACTCGTACAAGTATGACAGATAAAGAAACAGGGGAAAAAAGAGAATTTATAGAAATTGATGCAACAAAGGCTAAAGAAGAAAATACACAAGCATCAAGGTTAGGCAGAAAATTAGGTAAACTACATGAAACTACTAAGGTAGACCCGTTGTTTTATTATGTGTATGCAGGTGAAAATAAAAATAGAACTGATTCTTCGGTGTGGGCAGAATGGCCTATATTTAGCAAAGAAATTAGTAGAATTAAAAAACAAATGAAAATTTTGGGTATAAAATCTGTTGTAGAAATAGATGATGATATTGAAAAATATGTTGATAGACTAGCCGAACAAGCAGTAGTGGGGATGCAAGAATTTTATCTTCCTATTTCTGAAAGAATTTTTGACAGTGGAATATTACAAACTCAAGATAATGATAAAATAGATGAGGCTAAAAATATAAAGAACATTGGTAACTTTTTAGAAATAGTTAGTAAATTTTTATCTAGTGGGTCAAACTTAGATAGACTTGCTTCTCCTACTACTGTAGAACAAACTGGTACAAAAGCACAAGCATCTCCGCAAATGATTTCTGCTACATTTGGTAGGCAAGATAGAAAGAATTTCTTAGAAGAAATAGAAGAAATAACAAATGAACATGAAGCAATGATGGAAGCCATTATCGAATATTACATTGTGCCACTAAATAGTAGATACAAACCCTTTGATGATAAAATAGAATTTGCAAACACTCAACTTATGCAAATATTAACTAAAATGAAACCAAATGATAACTCCTTTTTTACTTTGTTAGCAATGGAAGCAGAATATGGTGGTTTACTATTAGATGAAGATGAATTGAAATTAATTACTGACACATTACAATTTATCACTACTCCTGCGAATAAAGATTTTATAGATTTAAGAGCAAAATTAATTGCTCTACAATCAAAACTTGTAGAAATTCTAGGACAACTAGGAGGTAATTTTGATGAAGATTCTAAAGTTGAGTTAGGTGCTTTCTTGAATGGTCTTCTTAAAAAGAACAAATTAAACGATGTTAAAATATTTAATAGATATACAGAAGAATGGAAAGAATTGTATAACCCACAAAAAATTTACCCATTAGAGGCGATTGAATCTCATCTGAATAAAAATAGAGGACAGTACACAGAAAATGAAAATACAAAGTCGTATATCAAAAATTTCTTCAGTGCCATTGATGACATGAAGATTGTAAAATCAGAGGACGAAATGAAAATATTAGACGCTCATGATACAATTAGAAAAATGATGAATAAACCTGTCTATTATAATACTTCTAAATTAGATAATTATACTCACGTAAATCGTGCTATTGAAATATTAAAAGAAAACTATCACATAGATGTAAGTGTTAATGAGATAGAACAAATAGTAAATAAAATAGATTCTATGGAAAATATAAGCAAAACACATGGAATTCCTGTAGAAAGTGTATATTATCTAAAGGCTAATTTTAGGTGATATTAATGGCAGAGTTTGAAATACAAGGGCCATTCCGTGAAAAGGAAGTAGTAGATATTTTTGCAAAAGAAGGCATACAATATAAAACAAGAAATGAAAGATATAAACTTCTAAATAATACAATGTTTGAAAAAACCAATGGTGGATATTGGATAGCATTCAGTAAAGGTAAACCTATTGCAGTACAAGGAATAGGATTACATAATGGTGTATATTTATTATTAGGTTTGGTTAGTCATGGGGCTGACTATAAAGGAAAATTGGATAGTAGTGATACAAAAGGTGCAGGTTCAGCAGTGAGTAATAAGGTAATAGACTTACATGGAGATAAACCAATAGTAGGTATGGCTAAACCTGCCGGAAAAAGATTATTTTCTAAAGTTGGTTTTAAAGACATAGAAATAGAAAATGGTAATGTTGTAGGCCAAGAAGACATTCCACAAGATGTAAAAGATGTAATAGAACAAGTATATTCTAAAGGTGTTATTCCGAATGAAATAGCCCCTATTAGAAAATTATACTTTAAGCCGATATCAAATTGGTTTTATATTATGCAGAGGAGATAAAATGGAAGTTAGTGGTATAGATTTCATGTCTGATATGGACATGGAATTATCTAAAAATTCTTTTCCTTATTTTTTTAAAAATGTCTTAGGTTGGGATTTTGCAGAACACCAAGAGGAATGGTTTGACTTAATGAATAAAACACAGAGAAGTGTAATCATATGTTCTAGAGGTCATGGTAAATCTGTATTTATGCATAGTTGGGTTGTATGGAATTTAATATTTCAAGAGCCACCATATCAAATGCTTTACATTTCTTCTAACCAAAAACAGACTCTTGTTCACATGAGAGAAATTGATAGATATTTTAATCATCCTGCTCTTAAAAGATTCAAACCTACTAGGGGATGGGCTATTGGAAATATACAATTGACAAACGGAAATCAAATATTGGAACGTTCCGTTGGTTCGCAGATTCGTGGTCTTCATCCACAGGAAATTATTATTGACGACCCTTTGAAGGAGTTTAGTTTGTCTGCTATTCAACGTGTTACAGATTGGTTTTTTGGAGACATGATACCTACTTTACATCATACCGCTAAGTTAAGAATGATTGGTACACCATTTACTTACACGGATATTTTTGCACAATTAGAAGAAAATGATGCGTATACTGTAAATAAATATCCTTGTCTAAATTCATTAAATGAACCACTTTGGCCGGCAAGGTGGGATTATGAATCATTGATGCAAAGAAAGGCTGAGATAGGTTCTTTGAAATTTACAAGAGAATATCTATGT